TGACAATATCGCAGGTATTACGCGCGTTCTCATAGCGCACTGCGTCAATATTTCTGTTAGTTTCGCAGCAGCACTGCTGTTGAGCAAAACGATTTTCGGAAAGCTGACTGCCTAACTGATAACCGGTCTGCATAATGTCACGTTGCACACCGTTAAAACCATTCAGCATAGTGCTGTTCTGAGCGTAGAAGCCATCACACAAACCATTTTGAACGCCACGAATACCTTCTTTAATATCCTGCATAGAAAATTGGTCTGCGATTTGGTCACGTGTCATACTGCCATTAGCAAAGATTTCTGCGCCCATATTGCCGCGGTTATTCCAATTACCGCCCCAGCCGCCCATAAGAGCGAAAAGAACGATAATCCACATAAACCACATACCGCCGCCCCAGCAGTCGCCGTAGTTGTTGTTTCTGTTCATGTCCATTACCGGAACAATGTTTGCACCTTCCATGATAAAATTTCACCTCCAGGAATTATATGTAAAGCTCATTGCGCGCATTAGAGCTTTAAACCGAATTGACTTAAAAACTGAGTAAACTGTTCGTCACTCATGCCGCGTTGCCTTGCAAGGTTACGTACAGTTTCTTTTAACTGCACTTCGTTCTTGCCTTGCCCCATTTGCATCGCGCGGCTCATCATAGGATTCTGCTGTGCTAATTGTGTAAGCATCATCATAGGATTACCGCTGTTCTGTAACATTGCCATTATCTGCATCGGGTTCATGGTTCATCCCTCCAATCTGCTTTTCCAATCTGTCCACACGTTCTACTAATCTATCTACAATGTTTTGTTCAGCATATGCAGGCTGCTTCTGCGAATTGTTAATTTGATATACTCTGAAAATCGGCAGGCCGTCTAAGCCTATAAGTTTTTCGTAAATCTTTCCTTCGGCAGGGCAAGGGAAGAAAGTGCTCGTTCCGTCCAAGTCAATTTGAGCTGCCTTTGCTTCATCCATGCTGGTAACAATTCTGCCTTTCAATGCCATAGGCATAGGCTGCTGCATAGTTGGCTGGTACATCTGCTGCTGTTGTTGCTGCAAATAATTCAGCCGTTGCTGCATCTGCGGTGTTGCGCCCATATAAGGGTTATATTGTCCGTACATACTTATCACCTCACTTATAGTTTAGCTGATTTTTAGCAAAGCAATCCCTACAAATTCCCCATAAAAAAAGAACCGCCATAAAAGGCGGCTCGTTGCATTTAAAGGAATGATAATACATTTGTTATTTGTTTATACGCAGTATTCAATTCCTTATCCACTGTTTTGACAGATACATTCAATTGCATAGCTATCTGATAGTTAGTCAAGCCTTTTACAAATTTCAGCTCGCAAATTTCTACCTGCCGTGGTGTTATCTTTGCTTCTTCCAATACCGCGCTGAAAGAACGCCGCGTTGATGTTTGTAGCCAGTCACGCGTGTTCTTCAGCAGTGTGTCCATTTTATTGTCACCTACCTAAATAAATAAAAGCTATAGCTGTTGCCGCCCATCCAAACAAAGCGGCACAGATTATCTTTCTTTGGAAAGCAATAGTTTCTACATAACCTTTTAATAACATTGTAATAATGCCTGCTGGTATTTGTTCCTTTTCATCCATCGTAACACCATCCAATAATTTTATTTTGCAGCTGCGCAAAGCAAGAAGAATAACGCAGTACCTGCATAAATATTCCGCTGATACTTAATTCTGTTCGTTCTCTTCCGGTCGTATTCCATTTGCTCTATCAACGTCTCGTATAATTCCTCGCTGCGCTTCAACGATTCCTTTGCATTCACTAATGAGCGCTTGGAGTTCGTCAGCGCTTCTTGCGTTAGAGTGAGCTGCTTCTTCGCTTCGCTTAATTGCGTCAACAGAACTGCTGACGTGTTCTTCTGCTGTTTCAATTTCTCGTCTGCCAGATTCAATTTCGCTTCCAGCAGATTCGTTTGATTTTTGAATTGATTCCATTGTTCGATTGACATTGTTATCTGCTTGGGTGCCGCTTCCGCCGTGCCAGCGCCAGTACACGTCATTACAGATAAGCAGAAGGCCAGCAACAATAAGACTAATCTTAACGGCTCTATCAATCTTGCGTCTTGTTTCATCTTTCATTATTACCTCATGTAAATATCTATATTTGTAAAATATAATAAATCGTGTCAGAAGCACAAACTTCGCCTACAAGCGGCTTTAGCTCGCCGCAGGATAAATCATAAGCGGCACTAAATTTAAAACGCTCATAGGCGAAGTATTTTTGTGCAATTTGCGCCTTCTTGTAGAAGATTGTTATTATGTGCCTGGTAGTTTGTTATAATCCGAAATAATGGTGCAGCGCGCCAAGAGCAAAGCCTAAAACAAGGCCTACTAAAAATTTCTTGTCAGCAACAAAAGCTTTTAATTCTTCCATGATTTCACCTCCTTATCTTCCATTGCCAGCATAGCCATAAGCAGGTATGCCGTATGGTGTTGTCAAATCAATGCCGGCAACATACTCATAAGTAATACGTGCTCTATTGGCATAACCTGCTCTATACATCTCACCAACATCAGCAGCAATCCAATAGTAATTCTTAAACAGTTTGTAAAGTGCCTCCAGACTACGCAGGTTGACGCGCTCAAAACGATTCTCTAAAAAACGCTTTACAACATAAGTGCTAGTTGGGCACCACATACCAGCATAAATAAGGCAGCGTGTATCGTCCAACGTCGGCACCTGCTGCAGCACATCGACGTATTGCAGGCAGTCACGGGAAAGCTGTTCCAACTGTGCCTGCTGTCCTGCTTCACTTCTTAACAACTCTTTAAGCATCGGCAGCTCGCCGCTTGCTTTAATATCAATATAAGTTCTGCCAATAAATTCTTCACCGCCGGGAATAGCTCTCAAAAGCTCATCGGCTCTATTCCCTTCCCATTGGCTCACACCGATTGACGGGTAATTATAGGCGGTTGATTTGGCGATGCTGTCATAACCGCCCTCGATGCCTGTCGCGATTAAGCCTTTGGCGATTTCCGTTGCAAGATTTTTGTTCCAGTCCATAGCTATCACCTCACTCACTTTTTAAGCAGCGGTTGGAAGTCTTCTTATATACATCCTCATACATCTCTTGCTTGTCGCCGTTATAGGTGTACTCCGCATAGATGCCATCACCGCTCAAGGTCGTAGACAGTAACGCCTTATAATTCTGCAACGTCTTGCACGCCCAGACCACAAACACATTCTCAAGGGTAATATGCTCTTTGCTATTATGGTTGTACCACTCTACTAATTTGTTTTTACACACGGATTCAAAATGTGCCATACCTGTAATAATCATTGTTTATTCCTCCTTCGTGATTTTAAAAGTTCTCGTTTCAATCGCCTTGTTCCCCAACTGAACCAACAGCAGCGCTACCATGCCCAGCGTGCAGCTTTCGTAGTTGCCCCAAGTGCGGGCAAAAAACGCCAGCCACAAAGTCACCAGCACCCAAACAACAAAGCCAATCACAGCGCAGATTCTGCCTACGCTGTAAGCGTTATCGTTCTTTTTCAACATGTTAATCAATTTACGCATGACACTTACACTCCTTGCATTTTTCATCATGTCCTTTTAAATCATAGTTAGGCAGTTCATTTAATTGCTCCATTAAACTATCAATGACGCCATTATCTCCAAGCGCCTCGTAACTCCGGTAGCAGGCGTCGATGCTTTCTTTTGCGTAGATTGGTATCCAGCCTTTATCCTGGACATAGTGATTATAAGCCTGGATTATTCTGTCGCGGAGCAACGCTTGTAAGCCTGCTTTTAGTGCGTCATTTTCTTTTTTCTTTTGACGGTACATGGTAATTAGCAGCGTTATTACGCCACCGAACACAACGTTAATCACGGAGTTCAACGCCGCATCTAAAGATTGTTCTATCATCTGCTACACCCCTATAATTAAACTTTAAATATCACGGCTTCTACATCTGCTGCCGTAGTTGCTGCCTCAACTTTTTCTTTTGTTACACGATATGCAATATGCAGTTTGTTTGAGCGCACCGCCACGGCAGCAATAATCATCTTTAAATCGTTAGCAGTTACTGGCGTATCGGCATTATCTGCCGTGGTCCACTCTATTGTAGCTCCCTCGCCTTGCAGTTCCAGCGCAATAATTGCAGCGCTGATTCGGTCACGGGCTTTACTGTCAAAGTCATAACTATGTCCATTGTATTCAATGGGAGTAACCTCTGCTTTATCACGCTGATATTTCAGCTCTGTAATCTTACGTTGCTTAATTACTTCTAAGGGTTCTTCCTCATGCGTAACAGTAACATTTAATTCTGCCAAGGCTTCCTCGGAGATAGAAAGAGGTATAAAGATACCTTCCTGCCCTAAGGCTTCTGAAAGTAGGTAAATGTTAGAATAGGTTTGGTCTTTATATTTATATTTTGTTTGCATTTTGTTTCTCCTTTGCTTAATAATCTTCAACTGTGGGTGTCATCGCATTTATTGCTTTACCCCATGAAAAAGTTACACCATCTGTTGTATAATAACAGTCAAAATGCAATGTATAGGTTTTATTTGGGGTTACACCTACAATAGAATCAATATCTACGTGGTTTATATTTTCAAGCATCTCACATTCTGAAATGCCTTCACCCCAAATTTTATTATTTATTGTATTTTTAATATTTGCATAAAAACTTGAATAATCTTCGGTACCTTCAGCATAGTCAACTACTGCAACCACTTTGATTCTTTTAATCCCCTTTGGAACAGTAAAAGAAATTGTTTTATTATCTGCTTCCCTAAAAGTCCAATGCTTGCTACCATCTTCAACCTTTACTTCACTTTTTCCCATCATCATTCTATTAAGTCCCATTATACGTCACCTCCTAACTTGTTAGCTTGTACAATGCTCGTCAACGTACCTCCACTATCTTTGCTCATCCAAATGTTAAGGAGCAATCCTGCACTTGTAATAGCTACGTCACTTGCGCTACCAACATATTTTAATTTTCCTGCATTACTTATGGTCAAACTGTAATCTGCATTTGCAGCAAAATATGCAGTAAATACGGATGATTGACTAGCACTTAATGCCCCAGCCAAAGTAGCAAGGTCAAGTGTAAATGCACTTGTCACAGCATAAACCATCGTGGAGGTTATAGGTGTATCGGATGTGCTATTGACAACATAAGTAGTGTACTTCTCTCGGCTGAGCATAAGGTCATGGAAATGCTGCTGTGCCGTCCACGTGTTAGATTCCGATGTGCTAACGCCGTCACCACTACTAACAGCAATAGTTACATTACCGTTTTCGTCGGGAGCAGTATTGTTAACGGTTTTAACTACCCCATTAATATCAGCTTTAGTAGCATAAGTTTCAGTAATTACATTGCCTGCGCCATCTTGTGTAGCTCTAGCTGCTGTGCCTGTATAATTAGTAGCATTAATTGAACCTATAGCCTGCGAGCCTTGTCGCCATGCTATTGTAGAGGTTGCACCCATTAAAGCGAAACCAGAGAAAATATCAGTCCCGACTTTATTCAGCAGTGCATTATAGATAGCTTTATTTTGGACAGGGTTAGTGGAAGTATCAGACAGTTCAGCATCAACAGTAACGCCACCATCAGCACCATCTTTACCTCTAGGCAACGTAAAATTCAAAACAACATTACTAGCAGTGCCACTATTGGTAACACTTGCATTACTACCTGCTGCACCTGTAGTCACGCTACCAATCTTGATAGACGCAGCAGTACCTGTATCACCTTTTGCGCCTTTAATATTCACACTTTTGGGGTTAGTCAGTCCAGCTTTATTCGTCCAACTTAAGACACCCTCCGTAGACACACTAGGAACAAACACATTAACATTCTCACTATAATTTTTAGCATTGTCCATGTAGGTTTTTGCATTGTTACTGTAGGTCTGTGCTTCATTCGCGCTGTTTCTTGCAGCAGACGCAAAGTTACTAGCAGTAGTAGCAGCAGACTGTGCCGCTTCCTTGCTGGCTTCTGCGTTGTTTTCGCTAATTTTGGCATTGGCTTCGCTTGCCTTTGCGTTGGTTGCAGATGCCGTAGCGTCAGCCTTGGCGGTTAATGCCTCCTGCTTATAACCACTCGTCAGCTCCGCATTTTCAGCAGCGCTTGCAGCAGATAAGCTCGCGTACTGTGCGCTGTTACCTGCTACGCCTGCTGATTCGAATGCACTATCTTCACTCTTTGCTGCCGCAGTTGCGCTTGCAGCGGCACTCTGTGCTTGTGCTTGAGTCTGCGCATAGGCCTCTTGTGCTAATGGCAGCACTCTTGCGGGGTCCTCCGTCAGTACAATACTCTTCCCATCGTCGGCTATGCGGAAAGATTTGCCGGCCTCGAACGGCACTTCATTGACAAAAGCGTCACCATCTATATCCACACTCATGGTGATGGTACGATTCAACTTCTCTGCTATCTGCTGCAAAGCCATAATGCTCTCATCAAGCGCAGTTTCAATATCTTCCGCGAAGTACGGCCCGTTGTTTACAAGGTTCATCATCTGCTGGAGCGGTAGCTCGCGCATGATAACCAGTTTTTTGCCTTCCGGCAGCGCTGTTCCGCTACTAGGATATGTTATCTGCCTTGCATCCATGTCCAGCTGATAATCGCTTGTGGCCAGCGCAGTGCCATCATCCTGCATCAGATATACCTTAATATATTCCGGATGCTCTGCAGGACACTCAAAGGTAAACGGAAATGTCCTTGTTGAGCCGTTACCAACATAGATGTTTTTAGTAACGTCTTTCTGTACTGTCATGTTCTGCTCCTTTCCATAACGCAAAAGCCCCGGCATCAGCCAGGGCTTTTTACATACTTATTAACAATAATATTTTACCACGGCTTTCAGGCCGTTTTGTAAAGTACAAAATGACTATTTTTGATTTTTCTTCAGCTTTTTATCAAAGATCAATGCGCGCAGATAATCCGCAACGCTTTCATCGAAGCCACTTTCCAGATACTGCAGCGTTGTTGTAAAGCTATCTATTAACGTGCTGGGAGCGCCGGTAACCTGACTTGTCAGTTTGCCCATCTCCCGGAGCGTATCGCTGATAGTTTTCTTGTCACTGACAGCGCTTTGGATAACTCTGTTTGTCTGCTCAATGGTATTTTGGATAGGAATTTTTGGAGCAAATTGATGCTCATCAAATACCTTGGCCATAAAGTAAGGTACAGCATCACGCAGCACCGGTATACCACCGACAATGCCTGTAAGAGATTCCTGCCCCATGCTCTTGATAAGCTTTTCAATCTTCCAGTCATCATCGTCACCGTTTGCACCGGCACGCAGCAGCGCTGAGATAACCGCCGGCAACAGTACCCACATCAGCAGCGCATTGCCAGCATGAGCTACAGCTTTCATCAGAGCCATGCTTTTATTCTTTGCGCTTGCCGCTACAGCCTTCTTATAACCTACCTTCGCTTCCCATAATTTATAATTGAGAGCATTATAGACTGTAGAGTTATAGCTGTAGTACATAGTGAGCTGCTTCATCAGCTCGCTGCCCTTGCGTTGGATAGCAGCTTTATCTACCGTACGGCCGGAGCCGAAGCACCAGCGCACTGCAGAATCGCCGGCATTTACGCCTGCTTCCCTCGCCTGCTGCGGCGCACGTCCGGCATCCATCTCTGCATTGTAGGTCTTTTCATATTCGTGCTGCCAAAGCGGCAATGCCAGCATCAGGTCTGTCCAGGTTATCATCTTAAACGCGTTGTTTTTGATAGTCTCGCCAGCCTTGCCAATGCCCGGAATACCTTCCAAGATATTAGGCCCTTTCAGCGCATCATGGATGCTGGCATCCATGGTTTCCGCACGTTCCGCCATAAATACAGAACGTTGGAAAACGAAGTCCGTATATCGACGCGGGGCACTGTAAAACTTTTTAAGCGAATGCAGCAGCTCAGCAGCACCCATATAATGAGCTACGCTCGGAGCGTTAGCAATATTCAGCAGCGCTGTTGTTACCCTGAAGCCCATGGTTCCCATTGTCTGAGCGTTACGCAGCTTGGCCATGCCCTTTTCGTAGGCCGTCCTCGGTATCGGTTCTTCCGCCCAACAATCGCTGGTCCACTTTTTCAGATTTTTGTAAGCGTTCTGGCCGAGGTAATTGTAGACAAGGTTTTTGAAATTCTCATTGAGTACAATGCGGCGCACGTCACGTACCGGTTCACGGAATGCTACCAAATGGATAACATCAGTAATACTGCCGCTGATAACTTCAAATCTGAGGTCCAGCCTGCGCTCAACCTTATGCTGAGTACGTTCTTTCAGAAAGCCCTTGCCTAAAGACATAGAAATAATGCTATTCATAGTCTGTTGTGCTGCATCAGCCTGCTCCTGCGTACGCAAATCCCGCAGGTCGTATTTAATAGGGAAGTAGCCACCTTTTAGTGAATATAGTTTTCTATTCTCGCCAACAACATTAAAGGCCCTAGGAGCCTGCTTCTGCAGCACGGCACCGGTCATGCGTGCTTCAATCTCTCTTATCTGATCCCAATGGATATCGTAAAGCTTCCAGATACTGTTGACGAGATTCCAGTCGCGCCCATCTAAATGTTTCAACACATCTTCAACTTGATAATTAGATACATGATAGCCATCCAGTACGCGCTGCTGGTTCGTTTCAGTGCCCCAGTTAAGCGCAATCATAATCGCCTGCTCCTTGGTAATAACCGATGAGCCAAATTTATAGCGGCGTTTGTTACGCATATCTGCCAGTTCCTCGGGAGAGTAAGCATCAAACAGTCCTTTTAATTTGTTCTGCATATTCACTGCCATCTTCAGCTCTTTGTCTGCAGCTTCCTTCAGCGGGTCGTAGATATACCGCAGCGCCACATCACCCAGCTTTTTCAGCTCCACCTCCGGCTTAATCAGTAACCTGTCAGCCTGGTCTATAAAGTTTGCAGCGTCATCCTGCCATCTGTTTTTATTGGCACCAGTCGGGTCAGCGTTAGCGAGTTCTATCATGCGCTGGCGCACTTGCCCTTCAATCTCAGCAACTGCTTCGTCAACAGTCAGGGTTCTGCCGTCCTTGGTTTTTATCGTGGCCAGCTTCATATTATCCATACCGCGCTTATAGATAATATGCATAACCTGTGCCACCAAATCAACCTGCATATTGCTCAAATCCTTATGCCCTGCTTTACGTTTATTGCTGTTCATCGCCGCCTGCAGGAACCATTCAGGCAGATTGGTCTGGCCATCCGGTCCGAAGAACGGAGACTCCAGCATAAGGCCGCCTTCTTCCCTTGTAGCATCTGCTTTCATCAGCACTTCCATGATGCCCTCATAATGCGGCGGTACCGGTGCGTCAGCGTCGGAAAAGCCAAACACATACATAAGATGATTATACGCATAACGTTCATCTGCAGATATGTTCTTCGCCTTGCTGATAGTCTGCTGCTTACGCTTCAGGCCATCTTCAATCTTCTTGATCTGCTTGGCGTTGCGGACAGCTCTGTCAGCAAACATATCATAGATCAGCTGAGCCTGTTTGTATTTGACGGCCTTATCCCAGTTGCCTTTTACAAGAGACTGCTCAGAATTGTACTGCGCCTGCGCCGACTTTCTGCGCCACATCTGGTAGTTATTGGCGTCCTCAATAGGCATAACCTCCAGCTTCATCTCGACGAATTGCACATAGTCCTTGTAATGGCTGAGTGCTGCATCACGCAGGCCACGCACGTTAGCAAGCAGTTCACGCTTATCCTGCTTCAGTCCCTTTGTTTCTGCAGTAAGCTCTTCTATCTGCTTGCTCTGCCTGGTCATCTTATCTACCGTCTTAATGACGCCTTTTTCTGCAGCATCATTCTTACCTTCGGCCTCAATTTTGGTAGTCAGGTTACGCTGCTTTTTGGCAATGCGCTCAAAAGCTTCCAGCTCCATCGCCGTGGCCAGCTTACGGTATTTGCTCTCCTGCACGACTTCTTCCGCACGTTCACGGAAATACTGAGCATCTATGCCGCTGTTATCTATCCCTTCCTTAAATTCTTTCATATGAGCTTTTACTGCAGCATCCAAGCTACCGCCATACTCTCTAAGCTGCTTAACGTAATCTTCCACGTTCTTGCCCAGTGTTTCGCAGATAGCAGACGTGCTCATATCAGGGTTATTCTTGATATGCTCCTGAATAATAAATACCGGTTCTGCGGCCAGCTTCTCTCGGTATTCCGCTTCTTCACGCTCAAACAGTTCCTTTTCCTGCTGCCGGTAATCTTCTTTGACGTCCTTCAGTGCTATCTTGAGCACCTTTTCCTCTGCGTCAGCCTTGGCACGCTCTACCATACGGCGATATACGTCCTTCGTGCTTCCTTCCAGATAGTCCATGCCGCCGCTTTCGGCGAAATCATCCACGCCTTTTTTCCTCATAGCAATGTCGATTTCATCTTCACTGGCAATCATGCGGTCCATAACTGCTTTAACCTCTTTGGACGGAGCACCGCCAATCTGGCTGAACGCACGATAGATTTTAGTCAGCCACTGCTTGAAGCGCCGGAAGATACTGCGCGTTGCTTCAGTAGGCGCGTCACCGCTCTTCAGATAATTTTCAAAGCCACGGGCAAAGCGTTCCTGCATCCAGAGCCGCTGCATCTGTTCCAATGTCATTTTCTTGCCTTCGATTTCAACGGAGCCTTTGGCAACTGCAGTTTTCATCTGCTCGTTGAGCTTTTTAAATTCGCTCTCCATAGCAGTGCCTTTGTACTCTTTGACAAATTGCGTATCGTTCCATGCTGCCCATTGGTTAATCGTGACCACGTCATCCAGCAGCTGCTTCGGAGCATTCGGTAATTCTGCCAGCGCCAGCATATCATGCAGATAGATATGAGCCATCTCATGCATAAATGTCGACTGGTCTGCAGCCTTAAACAGAGAAATAACCTTCTCGCCGGTAGTTTTAAAGGCAGTTTGGCCTTTGAGCTGCCATAAGCCGCGCTGATCAGAGTCCATGCTGTAGCTTCTGCCGCCAAATACAATGATAGGATTATCGATAGCGTTCAACACTTCGTTATCAATTCTTTCCTGGCTTGCGCCCATGGTATAGAGCCGTGCTTTCATTGATGCTACTCTGGCTTCCTGCTCTCCATGCAAACGGAAGTATTTTTCATAATCGCTAGAGCTTTCGTCTTCAGCTTGCCATTGCAAATCTGTCTGCAGCTCCTTGATTTCCTGCAGGCGCTTTACTTTTTCTTCGGGTATCTGTTCTTCCAGCTCTTTAACCTTATTTTTGATATCAGAAAAAGCAGCATCGGAAATTTCACCGGTGTCATGTTCAAAGTCAGCTATGTCATATTCGAGCATGGCCGTAACATATTCTTTACCTTTAGGATGCAGGCGCTCTATTTCTTCATCGTACTTCTGCATCTGGCGCTTCATCTGTTCATTGACTCTGGCCGGGCTGCCGCCGCCAGCAAAGCCTTCTGCATTCTGGATGATATGCTGGATTTCATGGATGAGAGTTTCAGCTAAATTCTTGTGAGCTGCTGCTACATCTCTGTCAGCCTTTTTGATTTCATTAAAACTAATATCCGCCCTGCCGACAAACTCTGCTGCTTCTCTTATCTTGCTCAATTCTTTTTGTCTGTCCAGTATGCCTTTATTAAACTGCCCATTGTTATTTTTGCTTTTAAGTTTTTCTATAACAGATTCTTTTTCTTGTATCAGCTCCTTCAAACTATTCACTGCGGCCTTTTTGTCAAACGTGTTATTTTTAATACCATGATTAAGTGCATACTCTATGAACTCGTCACCATGAGAAAAGAACTTGCCGGCCTTAGCCCCGTCCTTGCTTACTACGCGTTTATACTTTATGCCGTTTATGATTATCTCCTGCTTGATGCCGTCTCCTAGCAGATTGCTGTTTATTCCAATGTAGCCTTCTCCAGCAGCTACTCCCAAGGTCTGCTCTTCCATCGGTTCTGACTGAACCATGACGTCAGCTAGCCACGGATAAGCTTCATACAGTTTAGGATTATTATATATCTCTCCTAACGGTATAGCATATCCTTCTTCCGGAAATTTAGCAGCATCTATCTTATCCAAATTATCCGGTATCTCAAAACGCCATTTACCATCAGCGCCACGATGCCAGCCGGTCTTTTTGTAGATGGTTTCCATATCCGCATCTTTGGCCAGCATTTCTTTTGCTTCCTTCAGCTTCTCCATGTTGGCAGTCATGGCACGTTCGCCTGCAGATTGGTTGTAGCGCTCTATGATATCTACGGCTTTATCATCGAAGACGACAAAGCAGCGGCCATCTTTCATACCTTCGTAAGCTATGCCTTTAATTCCGTGCTCATTAAGCAGCTCAGACGCGCCACGCCAATTATAATCCTCTTCGCCCATAGCCTTCGCCAGAGCATCGTAAATCTTGTTGCCGGAAAACATGCCCCCCAAAGTACCGGAAATATCAGCTTTTGCCTGATTGATAACCTCCTCTTTTGCAGCAGCATCTTCTGCTTTGGCACGCTCTAATTCTTCTTCTAAAGCAGCAGCCTGGCTTCTGAGCTTCTCTTGTTCTTGATTACGATACTCACCATCTGACTTTAGCTTTTCAATTTCTTCTTTGCTATATCCGTATCTTTCCAAGCTTCTTGCAAGCGTTCTATAGCCAAATGTATTAGAATTGCTCTCTAAAAGCTTACCAATGCCATCTGCTAATTTATTGAAGCCATCAATCTTAAACTGAACCTTGCCAGCATTATCAAAAGCTCTTAATTTAAAGTTCAGCAGATTTTCCCAGAACTTCATTGACCGCGCATCATCCAAAGATTCTATAGTATTTTTCAAAAGCGCTTGTACATTTTTGTTCTGATTAATGAAAGTCTTTTGTTCGTCTAGCAATACATCGTTTTCTGGAACTTCCACTTTCAGCAGGCGTGAAGTATTTTCGTACTTCACGTCAGCTTTTTCAATAATGTTTATCGCTTCTTCTAGTTTAGCAATATAGCTTTCTGTATTAGCCGTTCTTTTGGTTCCGGCAATTCTTTCCTTTAAACTTTTTATTGCCCTTTCCTTATTCTTGTTTCCGGTCATTGCATCAAACGTATCCAGAACAAATTCTAACGGATCATTGTCAATGAGCTTCTGTCCTGCTGCTGTTGCCCAATCTCCCTCCTCATCAATTTTGTACGTAACCCCATCTACAATTACTGCACCAGCGTCAGCCCCCAGCACTTCCTTGTATGCCTCTGATATTTTTCTATCCTTAGCAAAGTACAGGCCCCAGCCATGTACCTGGTCACCAACGCCATCGCCGATTTTGCCAATATCAAACCTTTCAAAATCGTAAGGCGTGCCATGCCATGCTTTCTGGTCTAATTTCATAGAGCCTATAGCCATCTGGTCTTCTATTATTAGCTTGCCTGTTTCTTTATCAACATAAGGTTTATGATTAAGGTCTTTGACTTTTGCTAAAATCTCTGCTAAACTATATTCAGAGGGAATTGTTTCTTTTGAAGCATCCCCTATCCCGCCATCTTTCAGGGAAGCTTGTCTCTGGGATGGCGGGATTTTTGTTGTGTAAACTTCGTATAAAGTTACTTCGTTTAATTTTTTTAGTACATTAGCAGATGTCCCAATAGCAGTAATGACCAACGTTTGAGCCTGTCCATTTAACTTTACTGGTATAACAAATCTATATGACAATGAACCTTTGATATCCTCACGTAACTTATTGTCTACTTCATTAGAATGCTTTGATGGATTTATCTCAACTAAAACTGCATTTTGCAAAATCTCTCTAGGATTACTGATGGTTAAATTTCTTCCCTGCCTTTCCGTTTTGTTTTTTCGCCCTCTTTGCGATTTTGCCAAAACAATATGACGCTGATCATATTCACTCATCTTGCTAAAATCAAATACACTTGACAAATCTTTTGTAGTGACCGGCTCATTTTCAGTTAATACATGTTTAATGTAATCTATGGCTTTTTGATTAGCCTCCGGAGTTTCTTTGTCGGTGCCTATATTGTCTTGCAAAACATCTAAATCTAAAAGTTTATATTTGGTATTTTCATTTATACCTACATTTACTGCCTGATTAAACTTCTGCTCAGCAGCTTCACTCTCACTTCTGATAAGTCCAATAGTACGCGCATAATCAAGCGCAGTATATTTAGTATGGCCAACCTGTCTATGCAGCTCAGCCATGCGGTCTGCCATTCGTGCGGCAAGGATAGCACTCATCTGTGCTGCCTGCCGCACTTCTTTGCTTTCAGAGCCTTCAAGCTTGCCACGCAGCTTACGATATACCTCAAATCCTTCTTCGCTCAGGCCTTCAGTAATAGAGAGTTCGCCCGGATCTATTGCTTCCAGAGCAGGAGTCAAAGCATCTAATCTGCGGATAGCTTCTTCTGTTGCTTCCATGGATGCCTTATTATTCTCATACCATTGGTTATCTTCCGGCGTGCGGTTTTCCCAGCCAAAGAGTCCATATTCGTTGTGGCCGGCCCAAATCTCACGCGCCAGCTCACGCAGCTCCATCTTAGAGGGTTTATGCTTATTCTCTTTATAGTAGCGTTGATACCATGGGTCGTTATTGCTTACCTTGATACCACGGCCACGCATCTGATTATCATATTCCGGGATTTCTACTACAGCTACGCCGTTACCCATACCCTTTTCCAGCTCTTCGATAATCTGATTAAGCGGCTCGTCAATCTTGGCCTGCAGCGATTTTCTGATTTCCTTTACGCCTTCCTTAGGATTATCCGGGAAGCGGCGCAATACTGCCTCTGCTATCTCACGGGTTTCCGGAGTATGGAAGTTATTGTCAAGGTAGGTATTCAAAGCATCTTCACGCTGGCGGTTCTCGTATGCCAATATGCGGTCCATCTCGCGGCGCATCCTGCCGGCATATTCTCTGTTGCGTGCCAGGCATTCGCTGATATCAGAGAATGTGATGTAGTCTTCCAGATGAGCGCCGATTTCAGTCGGCAGCAGCTTAGATACATAATCAGCTGTACTGATTTTCAAGTCTGCCTTAGTATCGATGATGTCTTTAAGATACTGTTCGCCTATGCCTGCTGCCTTTGCTGCAGATTTCAAAAGCTCATAGCCGCCCTGCTGATTAAGAACGTACTCTGTATCTATGTTAATAGTTTCCAGCTCCGTGCCTTTGAGCTGATTATTCAGTACCTCGTTATATACTTCCGGAGCTTTTTTAAACAAAGCATTATTTTTGATATCCTCGGCAAGACTTCTCAGCATAGATATGCCGTTAGCATCACGCAGGTTAGCCCTCTGTTCTTCGCTTTTCAGCTGCAGCGCCGCGGATGCACGACGCATGAAAGATACCGTGCTTGCTCCATGCGCACCAGCGCCAAAGCCAATAGACGCAGGCAATGCCTGCCAGCTTGCTTCTAGGCCGCCAACGATAACGTCCTTTGCCGTATATGTCGGGATATCACCGCCGGGATTGTTTGCTGCAGCAATATCAGAAATAATTCTGTTGCTCATCTCCTGCACGCCTTCTTCCGCGCTCTCAGAGATGGCCACTGTTCCGATGTTCTTGGCACTGTCACGCAGATATGCGGCAAGCAGGCTCTGCAGCTCCGTGCTGTCTTTGGCACTGCTGATAATCTCTTTGATGCTCTGCGCACCTGCACCGCCTTTGATGACGTTCAGGATTTTATCTGCGTTAGCAAATTCAATGCCGGTTTCCAGTGCTGCTGCTACAGCAGCATAGCTGCGCGCCTGGTTATCTGTCAGCAGCTGCCTGCCCTGCTTATCCTTGTAGCCTCTGTAATCAAGGTAGTTGTTGCCGGCAATTTCGTCATACATATCCTGCGCCATACCGATACGGCTGCCGACGCTATAACCGATCTTGGCACCTGCGGCCGCGCCTGCAGCAGTACCGGCACCCAGCGTTGCACCGCCGCCGGCAATACCGCCGAGAAGCGCGCCGAAGCCAGCGCCATATACGCCCATCTTCTGGCCATTAAGAGCATTACGCAGCATCATCTTGCCGCTCTGCACTGTGCCGCCGACAATAGCACTCATCGGGTCCTCAAAAAGTCCTGGCAGCTCCTTGGAATTTTTCTGCGCTTTTTCAATTTCTCCCAAACGTGCAAAGTCAGCATCCGTCAGCTCTTTGCCGTTCATAGCGGCGTAGCCCATACGGCCGCGCTCACTCATCAGGTTATCAAGCTCCCAGCCGGTCTTAGCTGCTTCGATGATGCCCTGCGTCTGGCGCACGTTCTTCAAGTTATGCAGAGCAATAGCTGCGTCAGTATCACTCAGCTTGGCCAGCTCACTCAGCTCAGGGTAGGCCTTAAACACTGCCTGCGGGTCCATAGCCTTCTGCTGATAATTATATACATTGCGTGCATTGGCCAGATTATCAGCGTTAGCCAGGATAGCATTTTCAGGGATGTTTGTGGCCGCGCTGATTTTCTTTGCCTCCAGCAACACATCGTCTTTGCTGTAATGATATTTTTTATACGCTCTGTCCCACAAAGAGCCTAATCTGTCCTTTTCGAGTTCTTCCGCACTCTTTTGTGTAGGATAGTATTTAGCAAGCTCCTGTTTAGTGCCATTGTTCCATGTTCCTGTTTCATCAATAAAGCCGGCACCGGTATCAACATCAGCACCGGAGAAAAAATTCTTCACCTCGTCCCAGAAGTCTGTTTTGTTGTTACCGTAAGAGCCGACCGGTTCCGTTTTCGCCTGCTCAACAGCAGGACGAAATTCACGCGGAATGTTCTGAGTTTCCTGCTGTTGGCCACCTTGCATATTACTGAAATTAAAAGTTCCCATAATGTTACTCTCCCATCGTCTGCTTAAACGCTGCCTTGCTCATGCGCACCGGCTGAGCATTGCCATAAAACCATACATTGACGTAACCGTCATCCGCATTACTAATATGATAGATATCATGGTTGCCAAGTTGTGCCATATTGTATGATATATCACTGTTCCAGAAGTGTTCGCCTTCTACCGTAACACCGCCGACACCCTTAACCAGTCCCTGCTCCATGATATCCATCACCCAGTCTACGGTAGGCGTGCGGTTTTCTTTAGCTATGTATTCGTTTATTGCTCTTTTGGCGTACCGCTTCAATCCCGGACGCCACGCTTCCGGCACCTTATTTCTTCCGCCCATCTTGCTGTAAAAGGCTTCCATAACGCTGTCCCAGTCAAATGATGCCTTGCCTTCGCCCCTAGCTGCAGCTTTCGCTGCCTGCTTATTCATATGCACGTATTTCATAATTGTTTCCGTGCTGCAGCCTGCATCAGACAACTTCTGAATCAGCTCATCCTGCGACAGTCCGCCCTTGTCTATGGCATCCTCGATTTCTAAAGCCTCGCCTACAGTTAATTTATGTACACCTGGAGATGTAAAGCTCTTGGCTACAGCGTGCAAAGTATTATAAGCGCTATAATCATTGCCTGCTATCTGTTTGGCCATGTTTTCAAAGTACGCCGGGTCACGTATGCCATTATTGTAGGCAGCAAACATTTCATCCGATGCTCTTTCCACCATAAGGTTAGTGCTTGTGCGCTTCTGCTGAACCTGCTGCAGCGCGTACTGCATATAACCTTTTTTTAATTCTTCCCGCTCAGTTGCGTCCATAGCTCTGCCGCCGATATGGCTGTAGCCTACCGTATGATATCCGGCAGCATCCAGCGCCAGCTCACTCACTCCATGCTCACCGCTCTGGATAACCTTGCCGGTCTTGGCATTGTATATACCGACATGGGTAATACCCTTATAGGCCTTAGTGTCAGAATGCACATCATCCGGGTTGTCGCTCGTAGCGTACTTGCTGCCATCTACCTGCCAATAGACAATATCTCCGTCCCTTAATTGTTTACGGTCATTAAACGTCAGCCCTTTACGTTCTGCGTTAAGGTAGGTACCGTCAGCCAGGCTGCTGGTAATGTCATAATCACCGCCAGCCGTCTGAATATATTTTTTCACAAAGTTAGCGCACTGATTGCTGCCCCAAGCCTTGCCTTCCTCACCCTGTGCAAATGCCAAACCTTTGGCGATATCTGCCGTACCGGTCTGCGTAGACAAGAGCGCCTGCACACCGCCGTTTATATCACTGCCATACTTGGCATAGATGCCGGCAAAGGTATTAAGCTGATTATTGCTTTTCTCCCTCGCGCTGATAATCTTATCGTATTGGATACGTTTCTGCGGGTCCATAAGATAACCGTAGGCCTGCAGTATCTCACCGCCACGCGTCCATCCTTCGCTGCTGTCTGAATTGATAGCAGCCTGCGCTGCTGTCTCTGCTACCGCAGCCTTCCATTTGTTGCTTGCTTCAGTAATCTTTTCCTGGCCATAATTGGCATACCTTGCTGCAGTCATAAAATCGCCGCGGCGCATAACAGCGTCCAGATCATCATTGTTGTGCCAGTTTACAGCTACGTCCTTCAAAGCTAATTTGTATTGATTGTTAAGCTGCGTATCCTGGTACTTCTCCATCTCACCCATGGTATAACGCTCCATCTGCGCCCTCTGCCCCGTCCAGTCGCGGTCTATAGTATTGAAAAACGCCTTGCTCCCCAGCACGCCGCGCAACGTAGACGGTCCTTTTTGCATAATGCCATTGATAATCTTCTTGCGCCCTTCCTCGTACTTGGTAAGGTTATCCCTGGCATTTTCTTCCTTGTTCTGCAGCAGCTCATTCTGCAGCCTGCTCATCTGCATATTGTAATCATTGTTAGCCTTCATCACGTCCGCAATGGCTATTTGCTCATAGAACTTCTGTCCTCCCTCTACCATCGTATTGGTAAGATTTGCATTTGCCCTTGCCAGCGCCATCTGTCCGCCCATATCAGGATGCACACCGCTCGTCTGGCCTGCAGGCGTACCTAGCTTTGCCTGGTTCTCGTAAACATCAATTACTGCCATGTTCTGCTCCTTTCCTATATACGCAAAAAGCACCCAAGGCTTGTCCTCAGATGCTTTCTACGTTGCTAATTTTTATAGAGTATGATGAAAATGGGAGGATGGCTTCCCTTCCGCATTATCATTTTACCACACGTCCTTTGCCGATTTGTAAAGTACAAAATGACATTTTTACCATTTTGCTTTTGCCCAGCCATCATTACTGTAGCTCGAGATGCCGTCACCGGTATGAGCAGGCAGTCCCTTCATTTCTGTGTAGCCGGGTACACTGTAGTTTTGCAGGCCTACGCTTTTACCGGCTGAGCTTTTCAATGCTCCCATGCTTTTGGCTGTGTAAAGATTAGCCGCCACGCTCAACCCTGCCTGCAGCATACTGTTCATCATAGCACGCTTGCCGGCCTTGCGGTATGCCCTGGCGCTCGACGCATAGATATCGCCCTGGTTCACATTGTCCGTACTCTGCTGGAAGATATTATCTACCTGCTGACGTGCATTGTATCTTTCAAAGGCAAGCTCCTGCTCCTGGTTAAACTGGCTGTCTGCCATCGCCGCCAATGCACTGCCGCTTGCCGTGATTCCGGCCGCTCCGATGTTGGCTCTCTGCTGCCCCTGCAGCTGCAGCAGCCTGCGACGTTTGTTTTCCTCGTTGATTTCATTGTTCTGCGCCTGCTTCTCGGCCTGTTCCTGCAGCTTCTGCGCATTGTTATAGGCGATATCAGCATTAGCCTGAGCCTGCGCCGCCTGCGCGTTGGCCTGCTGACGTGCTGCACGTCCCTGCAGATAACCGCCCAAGAGAGTTGCACCAATCATTACTCCTACGCCCATGCTATCCCTCCTTTAAAATTCTTTCGTCAAAATAAAATTCCCTGTGCGGCAGATTGTAGATTCCGCATTGCATCGGCTCCGATATCTCAGCGCCAAGCCATCTGAGCCAGCGCAGGATTTCTGCGTTCCCAGCATCAACCTTATTGGACATAGGCCCATAGGCCGCCACAATCGCCCTCAGAAAGCGTTTGGTATATCGCCCTACTACTAGTCTATGCTTCAATGTTTCGTCGGTCATGAGCAGCCATACGCACTTTACGGCACATATTGCAGCCGGGCTTCTTACTCCATAGATAGCTGCAGGCACGCCGTCAATATAAAAGCAGCCAATCAGTTCGCTGTATCTGACGCTTCTTTTTAAAACATCCAGCTCATGCCCAGCGCCATACAACGCCGCCAGCTCCTGCCTGTTGTCCTGCCGCAGATGAGCAGCCACGTATTCAATATCTCCATCCGACGGACGACCAAAAGTATATTCCGCCATATTATCCTCCCGGCACAATCTCCGGCACAATGGCCAGTACCGTCATCGGCAGCGGCGCATCCTGCTTAATGATAAGCTGCTGCGTTTCGTCCCAGCCTGCAGCAGGCAGGACGATTTTTTTCTTGCCAGTGAAAAGTTTTGTAGGCTGGCCATATGCTTCGGTATCGCGCCATTTGATTTCATCCAGTTTTTCCTCGCTCAGGCCATACAGTCCGCCACGCGTGTTTTTAAAGAGAACAGAAAGATTGCCTATGCGTTTCTTGCGACTGATAGAACTACCGTCCTGCATCTGGAATTCTATCGGCAGTGTCTTTATGACTGCATCAATAGGCAGTCCCACATGTACAACACTGTAGCCATGCTTTTCACTCAGCGTAACCTTGCCGCCTTCCACCTTCTGCTGCGGCAGCGCGTTTCCGTCAGCCAGTATGGCCACGGTTTCACCCTCCAGCCACGTCAGGCCTGTTACCTCTTTTATATCGCTACCACGTACGGTTATGCCGTCGTCAACATAGATCTGTTCTTCCGGCACATCATTATCGTTCCTCTTTTCCAGCATAACGTTCTCGTATTGGCCGTTACGTTCTATGACAGCATAAAGCTCGTCACATTCTCCGCCAGGGATGCAGCAGACATTGACAAAGCGTGCGTTCTTAATGCTGTGCTTATGCCATGCGTAGATATCCTGCTCCTTAATATAGGTCAGTCCCAAGAGCAGGCCATCGTCACGGACAAACCATATGATGCTGTCCGGAGTCTGCTGGTAGGTCATAGCTACTACTTTATGGCCATCGAAGAGATGAGAGCATAGGAGGTTAAGGTCATCGCCGGTGTATTTATCAGCCTCATAGCTGTATGCCAAGTCACGGATGATGTTGCCCTGCTGCTGCGCAAAAACAATTCTGCTGCCTACCGTTACCGGCAACACGTCAGATATGCCGCGGTATTCCTGCGCCTGGCTTAAAGTATTGCTAGGCGTGAGTGCTTTGCCCTGGCCACCGCTTACCTTATATTCGCCGCCGCTCGTCAGCAGAATCAATTCTCCAAAGGCTACCATTGCTTTGATGCCGTTCATTTGGCCGCCGTTGAGAGTTGCCGTCACCGCATCATCATCTACCACCGGTGTTGATGTACCGAAATTATAATAATCTCCTACCTTACTGCTCCAGAACGTCTGCGGATATCTTGTACTGCCGGCAAATACCAGACGGTCCTCAAAGAAGCCTGCTGCAGTCGGATAGCCCTTGCTCCTGCTCCACGGAGAAAAAGCCCAGATCTGCGTAGCGTCTGTACTGCCAATCGTACGCAGCACCTTGCCTTTAACCTTTTTGCCGCTGATGTACTCGGTGATTTTTATAATACCGCTATAATCATTGCCGAAGCTCTGCAAAGTGACATAACCGGTCTGCTTTTCGTTCTCGCCGCTCCAGATGGTAGTATCAAATTCTGTTGAGGTTACCCTGTACCTGACGATATACTCCTCCTCGTTTTTTTCAGTAAAATTGTAGTTCTGGCTGTGATTGCCGTCCTGCGTTCTTACAAGCTCCCACATCGAGCTGTTCTCGTTATATTTTTCCAATGAGAAGTTTCCCTTCCAAAAGCCGAAGCTCTCTACATAGACGCTAGAGCCTGGCAGGCAGCTTACCAGCAGCGCATCCGTTGTATCAGGCACACCTTTTTTGTATTCGCTTTTTTTATAATGAGTCAGCTCAATAAGGCTGCCAATATTGTCCTTTTCAAAGATATCTTTATTCGCTGTTAATGTGACTTCGCCTTCGATTGCGCTGGCAGTTAACTTCGCTGCCTTACTGCCATAACGGAAGCGGATATTACAGAATCCGTCACCGCCGCTTTTGCCATTTGGATTTGCTCTGTCTGTACCCTTGGTGCCACCACTGCCACCACCTATATAACCAGTTCCATTACTGCCAGCATGGCCTTTGCTTCCGTTTTGCACGGCGCTTCCGCCTCCCTGTCCTCCTCTTGCTGTTTTCCCAAATGCTACACTTTCACCACCATTTCCACCAGCCTGCGAAGTATTCTGTGTGAAGTAGTTATTGCTTACCGCTCCATTGCCACCAGCACCACCAGTACCAACAGATAATGTATATTTTTTTCCAGCAACAACAGTTGTAGTGAATTTTATCAATTCACCAACACCACCATCACCACCAGGAGAAATAAACTGCTCAAGGCTAGATGCTACTCCACTCCCGCCGCCGCCAGCGCCAGCCAACTCCACCGAAATATTGGTAACGGTATCAGGCAATGTCAGTTCATAGGTTCCAGCGCCATAACGGTACACCTGTGTAATTTGTTCTTCTTCTGTTGCTGCAGAGCCGTTACTGTCCTCAAACGGACCGCCTGTTATCGGCATCTGTTCCCAGCGCCAGTCATATGTACTGTAGCGCGTAAGCGTCATAGGATAATGGTCAGGATGCACGATAAAAAGCACGTCAGCACTCTGTGTATATTTTATTTTGCAGATGCCCTGCAGGTCGGCCGCATTAAGATTGTTGCTTATCGTGTAAGGCTCTCCGTTATCCTCTACTATGTATTGGCCATTATACAGAAAACGGCAATGCCCTGCAGTGACTTCTATGATATAGGTTTCATTGGCGTTATACAGAAATGGTATGTAGAAGGCACGCTTGCCTCCATAGGTTACGCCAATGTGCCGGAAGCCGTTGCGGTTACGCACGCCACCATAACGCTGCACCGTAAAGTTTTTCAACGTGGCAGCGCCGCTATCATATTTGTTGATATCGACGCGGCCGTACATGCTATCCGACAATTCACCGCCGGCAAAGCTGGGCTTCAGTTGATACAGTCCCATTGTCAGCCCTCCCATCTGGCGTTGGCCAATCTATCCTGTACAGCTTCTTCCTGATTGTCTTCTGCAGCATCCTCGCCTGCTGCTTCCGTAAAGTAAGCATTGTATGCCTGGATAGCATTTGTCGCAAGGTTCATATTACCGGTCAAAGCAAACGCCATCTCCGCCGCCAGCTTCCAGCTGAAGGCTTCAATGAATTGGCTGTCGAAGGTTTCACTGTCCTTTACGTCTGCAGTATATTCCACGTAGGCGTTAGAGATATTACTGTATATCTTGCGTCCGCCGTTGCCGTTCATAATGCGGAAGTAGTTATCCTTAGGCAGTCCAACAAAGCTGTCATTGTACATAAGGCGTATGGCCAGCGCATCAGAAGGATATTGATAGACGTATTTATAATCAGGTGCCGTTTCATTAAGCAGCGCCAGCTGCACACGCTTCGTTGCGAACGTCCAAGGAAAGCGGCGTAGTACATTCTGACGGGTAAAGTTGAAATAACGTGTACAGATTCTTGCAGGCTGGCTTGCCTCATCCATGCGGTTGATTTCGTCTACGCCGATACGGCCAAGCGCAAGGTTGCAGATTTCAATATTGTTCATGGTTTCCTCCTAAAAAAACAAAAGGCCGGAATAAGCTCCGGCCCGATGTTATTCTCCGCGCAGAGCGGAAATCAATTCTTGTTTTTTTGCTTTCTTCGGCGGCTCCAGGCCGTTTGCACGTGCCAACTTCTGCAGTTGGCCAACATTCATATCTTCCAAAGAAGAAGGCATGATATCCGGGTTTTCCATGCTGCCAGACGTTTCGTCCGAAGGTTCTTCATCCGAAAGCACTTCGTTGGAAGGCGTTTCGTTCGTAGGTTCTTCATCCGAAAGCTCGTCAGCATTTTTGTTCAGGGCCAATCTTTCGGCTGGATCATAGAGCGGTTTGAAATGCTCCGGTACATTTCCCTCCAGCTCCACCTTTTCGCCTTTTTCCCAAAGTCTGCGCTGCCAATAGCAGGTGCGAATTACTTTGTATCTCATACCGGCACTTGGATACCCGGGGACAGATATGCCCAAATCTTGCCGCCTGCCGGAACGGTAGTATCACCGGTGATTTTTACGCGGACATAACGGCCCTGCGGTTGGATAGACGCGAAGAATTGCGCCAGCTGGCAGGTGTGCTTCTGCTGCTCGGCAGTTTTGCCGATAGTCACCACCATCTCAGTGATCGGAGTAGAGAAGCTTTCGTCAGCGCTGGACTGCAGCTCTACGCTTTTTACGCGGCCGGCAGTTACGCCCTTAGTCAGTTTAACATCAACATAGAGCGGTCTCAAAGATTTGTTGCGGCCGATATCAAGCGCCTTACTGGTGACAGTCGCTGCAGTATCGACATTTTCACAAAGAATAAGCTTTGCATCAATCATTACAGCCATGTTCTTACCTCCTTATTCTACCGGCACTTTAGATTCAGTGCTCAGGATAGCATCATTGCGCAGGATGGGAGAGCCCCAGAAATGCTGGATACGCTTACCGCCAAAGTCTTCCAGAGAAAGGTTAACATTGTTTTTCTTCTGTGCAATGATATTGATCATGGTCTGAACCTTACGGTTACAGAGGATAACTGTACGGCCATGGTCAGGGTTTTCAATGCAGTCATATACTTCAATCAGTTTATCGATGAAGTCAGTGCTGCTGGTATTGGTAGTATCAATGTTGGCCAGACGTGCTACATAGCGTGGGTCACGTACGCAGAGGCCTACGTCCCAGTTGTACTGAGATTCATAGCCCCAGTATTCAAGGTTGTTCTCATCTCTCACTTTAACACGTCCGTTGTCACGATAGCTGTAACCGCCAGGAACGCCTTCCGGAGTGATACCGTAAACAGTATCAGGTGCAAAGGTCACTACCCAAAGAGAGGTCAGATTATTACCGGTACCGCCCGCATCAACAATCTGATTAGCGTAGATTTCATCCTGCCCAGCCTTATCATAGTAGAAAGCGCCAAGACCGGTAAAGCCTGCAGGATTGATTTGTTCATCACCATAGAAGAAGGTAGTAGACATCTTCTGGCTCATAGCTTCCTGATGTGCATAGTTTTCATTAAGTCGATAGGTATTGCTGTTCTTGTTGAGCTTCATCAGTCGCTCGTCAATCTGTGCGATAGCCTCAACACCGCCAGTAGTAAAGCTTGCCTGGCCAGTGCTGGATTTAGTAGGTGCAACGCCACGGTTAATAATACGCCATGCTACATCCGGCAGGCTGGTTCTGATAAGCGCTTTTTCAACGCTGCCGCTGTTGCAGGTTCTCATCGGGAATACTTCCCAGAGACGGTTGGTTTTGGCCTGCAGCTCTACGACCTGCGCCGCTGCTTCATTACCTGCAGAGCGATACTGCTGTGCAATATCATACATAGTTGCCAGGCCAGTGTTGTTATAAAGTCCGGTTTGTGCCATTTAATTCACTCCTTTAGTATTTGCTGTTAGGGAATAGGATATCTTCTGCCCGCGGGGTTCCCTTACCGCCGCCAGCATGAGTATCTGCCGGTTTATCTTCGCTGATAAGCTGGCCGATAGTTATAAAGAGCTTGCAGACAGCAGGATGATTGATAGCACCGGTACCAATCAATACCTACATTGCCTCACTGCCGCCAAAGGTATTTACAGCTGTTCTGGCAAAGCCAAGGTTTTCCTGACTTGTCAGCCCCAGCTTCTGGCATTCAGCAATATTTTTTTCAATGGCATCTTCTGCAGCATGCATATAGCCGTTAATAATCTCGCTGTGCATTTTCAGCAAGCTGTCAGCCTGTGCCTGAGAAAGCTTTGCATCCTTAGCTATGGCGGTAAATGCTGTTTTCTGTTCATCGGTGATTGTAAGGCCTTCGCCCAGGTTAAACTCATAGTTTTCCGGTACTTCGCCAGCGCCGCCGCCATCACCAGCAGGGTTGCCGCTACCGTCACCAGGAGGATTGCCACCATCATCACCAGCGGGATTGCCGCCGTCAGGGTTATCAAAGATACTTTTGCTGCCACCTGCAGCACCACCGTCACCACCGGTGCCGCCATCGCCACCAGCTCCGCCTTCACCGCCGCCAGCATCGCCGCCGTCAGGAGCCAGAAAGTACAACCATTTCTTTCGCATTATACATTACCTCCTTCAAATTGGTCATAGAATTCATCTTTTCGTTTTTCTTTGGGACGGTCCCGCGCTTCCTGCCGCATCAGCAGCTCCAGCTGCAGGCCTTCCTCAGTATCATCTCTCAGCATACGGAGCAGTTCTTCGCCGACACTACGCCGGCCAATCTCATACCCCATGACACTTTGCTGCCCGACAACATAGTTGGGAACATGCACTTCCATTGTGTCAAGCAGCTCATAAATAAATTCCCTGCCCGTCTGCGTCTGCATGACGTTTACGAGCAGTTCGGCAAATCTTTGCTTTTCCATCAGCTCATCCCCATTCTGCTCAGCATATCATCCAGAGCATTATCCGTATTGGACGGCACCTCACTTAAAAGCCTTGCTGCTTCTGCGCCGGTCTTGGCCGCTTCTGCGCCCTGTGCCATCTGCGCCTGCTGCATCTGTGCTTCCTGTGCCTGCTGGCGTTGCTCTCTGAGCTGCTGCACCTCATCTTCGCTGCGCATGATTTTCTCAGGCGTACCGCTGATAACACCAACCTCACGGATTACGTTGTCGATGTTGATAATGTCGGCAGCTTCAGGATAGATACCTGCTACGTTGCCTACCATGCCAAGTACATTCTGCACGCTCGGCAGACTTACCATCTTCTGCGCCTGCGCCAAAAGGCTCACGAAGTTCACCTTCAGCTCATCTGCAGTAATCTCTTCCGGCATAGGCGGAAAAAGCTCGTTGCGCATACAGAGCCCAAACGTACGCAAGGTCAGCGGGTCCAGAACCTCATTATGGAACTGCTCCAGCACCGGCCCCAGCATAAGGATTTTCTCCTCGTGACGTTCCGCGACTTCCTTGGCGGTCATCTGCGGATTGTTCTGCGCCTGCGTCAGCATTACCATAAGGTCATTATAGAACGTAGCGCTTATCTGCTGGCGTTTATCGTTGCTCAAGGCTATCATGCCTTCGTAGCGCTTTGCTCCCGGCGGTATCATCGGATAAGCATTCGTCTGCGTACCATCGGGAATAAAGTTGTTTGCACCAGGCTGGCGGTTGACTTTCTTCAGGCTTGCCGGGAACATCATAGCCGGGTCAGCCTCGTTATCCATGCAGCGGAGCTTTGCTTTCTCGATACGCTGCAGCTGCATACAGTTACCCAAGGCATTATGCCCAGGACCATAACCATATTCGCAGTTGGCCACCTTAGTCCAACGCGGCATAATAAATGGCTGCTCCTTGTAACCGCTGATACGCAGGAACTGCTGCTGATTGCCACGCTCCCAATAAAAGCTCTGCCAAGGGAAGTTACCGGGCTTTAATAGCTCAGGCTTATACTCATTGTTTTTGACGATGAGCATTTCAACCTCAAAGCGCTGTGTATGGTCATTGTTGTTGTACGCGGTCTTTACGGCCACGCTCACGTTATCAATGCCAAATTCCGCTACCATTTGTGGAGCGGTCAATTCAAAACGCCTGCCAAAGGAATAAAGCCTGCCTCTTGCATCCACACCGCCTGCATATTCGCCGCAGGTGTAGCTGCG